ACGAAGGACGAAATAGAAATTGAACAGAAAGAAAGAACCTTGTCGGTTTCTGGAAAACATGAGAAACGTGATAGAGAATATGTCCATCAAGGGATCTCACAAAAACAGTTCAAACGACAATTCCGACTATCCGAGTACGTAGAAGTAAACGGTGCTTCACATGTCGATGGCATCCTGTCAGTCAGTCTGAAGGTTGTCGTGCCAGATGAGAAGCGACCACGAAAAATAAGTATTTCATAACTTTTCGTGGAGGAAAATCATGAACCCAAGCAAAACTGTAAAACGCTTCAGTCGAAGTGAGTCAGTTGGGAATGTGATGTTATTAGTTGTTACTATGATTACCATGGTAGTTGCTATAGCACCACTTGTCTAATTGACTAACCTAGAGGGGCGCAAGTCCCTCTAACCTTTTGGATATATAATGAGTATGATTGCTTATCAAATTATAATAAAAGACGATCCAGTCTCAGAAGAATACGCACGTATATCACGTGAGTCATTCAAACCTTTAACAGACGCAGGTATCCTTGAGATACGTACGTTCGATGCCATAACACCAGACTCCCCCGAATTCGAAGAACATAAGAACAGATACGTCTGGGAGAAATCCTTGATGAAAGGAGATTCGAAAATGCATGGTGGTAAAGATATACCTATGCATTCTCCAACAGAGATGGCAGGTATGTGTTCTCACTGGGAACTTATGCGTATGCAGTCCGAGACGGATGATATGTTCCTTGTATTCGAGCACGACACTTGGTATAGTGATGATGACATTGAATACTTTAAGAAACTTATTGAGATGGATGTCTTGTATCTAAACATTGGATTGTTTATGGGATGTTATGGATTTGAACGGCAGACTGCCAAATACCAATATGAGTTGTTATCA